AATAAATCACCATAATATCTGTTAGCATCTTGATATAATGTTTCGTAATCATTCATACTTTCTAGTGTATCAAAATCACTAGCATCTAATTCATTAAATCTTGAGCCTTTTTTATACCATTTAATTGCTGACTCAATATAAATCTTTTGTTTTTTATTTAACTTTCTCATTTTATTTCTCCTTTATTAAACTAACACCAGTAAATCTTAAACCTTTATCTATCCTAAAATAAACAATCTTATTATCTGTTTCTAATATCTTATAAAATTGCTCATTCTTTTTTTGTAACACGTTATAAAAACGGTATATCTTTTTCACTTTATCCCCTATCTTTATTTGGAATAATTCCATTATCCCTTTTGTTTGGTTATTTGTCAAATCTAAATAACCTTGTCAGATAATCATAATTTAAATATACAATTATCAATAACAATAAAATACAATAAATGAATAATAAAAAACCGAACACGCTATAAAATAAAATCATAATTAAAACCTTTGTTTTTTGTAACACGTTATAAAAATATACATATAGGAGAAAATAAAACGCGTTTAATTAGTTTCTCAATTTATAACTATAATTATACGCTTATAGTGTTATTTTGTCAAATTGTAACAAGGTGTAAAGCTATACCACAAAAGGGATTAAAGGTATTTTGTAACACGTTATAAGAATTAATTCAATAAATAGTTACCTTTTTAAATTCAAAGGTGTATAATGCTAATTATCTACTGAAAGATTAAACACCTTTCAGGGATACTTTAAAATAATATGAGAGTTACATAAAATGACAAATAAAACAGAAAATAAAAATATAACTAAAATCAACCTTTCAACCGGTGAAAAACATATATATGATAAAATAGTAAGCCATAATAAAGAGGGGAACAGTATAAATAAAGATATTGCTACTTTATTGGCAACGGGTAAAAAAGGCATTAAATCAGTTGAGCGTATTGCTAAAGCATTAAAGGATAATAAAGAGTCTTTAAACGCTTATAAAATGGCTGTATCAAGGTTTTATAAAGATATGCCAAAGGAAAATAAACTATCTTTACAAGGCTTAGGTGCTAAAGGTTCGCCATTTATTGGCAAGCCGTCAAAAAGCGGTAGCAATAGCAAAAAGGCAAAGACTGTTAAAACTAATATAGATAGTGTCACCGCTTTTATTGACCATATGGTGGATAATGAGAGAGTAGAGTATATCTTTGATTTGGTGGATACTCTCTCTAATATAGATAAAAATGCTATGATTGAATACCTAGTGAGTGAATTAAAAAAAGTTGCATAAACACTAGTTATTGTATTTAAATAACCCGCTGTAAAAGGCGGGTTTTTTTACGTCTAATGTAAAGTGATACAGGCTATAGGATTAATGATATAGAGTCACTTATTAGAATGTATTATGCTGGTGGTTATAAGAGAGAGTGATTGTAAAAGCGTATAACAATACCCCTCACACGTTCAACACATAGTTTAATTTCATTAATTGTTATGCAAGGGATACTATCAGTAGGGTGAATATTAATAATGGCTATATCACGGGATAGGATAGGCTACGTTAACCCCCGCGCCTTGTATATATAACCTTGCTAGCCATAGGGTTATTATCAGGGCTAGCGACCCCGCCCCACCCTTTTGGAAACTTGGCAAATCGGTTAAACCCACCTATATATAAAATTCAAGTAAATCCATTGTATATAAGCATTGTCTAATATGGGGGTATAGTATTCACACACGGTATTTAACCACAGTGTACTCTCTTCACTAGGACGCGTATAGTAAGTATATCTCTTTAGGGATATATAGGGATAGGTTATATATCTCTTTAGGGATATACACTAAGATTTAATCAAAAGGGCTTTGTTGTTTATGGTATAATACTCTACATAGTTAGCCCTTCTTTTAATCTCATTATATTAAGACCCTATATCGGGGCACAGTAGTTACACACAACACACTAAGTAAGTCATTAGTAACAACCTACTAGCTGACTAACATAATTACTCCACAACTAATGATAGAACATCAGAAGTATAACTAACGTAGTAGAGATATAGTTATCTTTTATGGTTATAGTCAATAAGGCTTTAGGTTTATAAATGAATAAGTTTATGTCAACTAAGTTTTATGGTATAATACCTATATTGAAATATTATTTTAAATAAAATGAGTAGACTGACTACACCACCTAAAGTGTCAAAAGAGATTATATCTAAGGCTAAGTACAAAGCTGCTGCTAAGACTGGCAAACTACCTAGTGATATTATTATTGAGGTACAAAGAAAGCAAGGTGCTCCTACTAAGGGTCACTCTATACAGTCACAAGCTAAGGGTGGTAAAGAATCAAGAAGAGCTAAAGGTAAGAAGTACAATCCTACTGATGATGATTATGGTAAGATAGAGGAAATGGTCACAATAGGATTGGACCAACATACTATTGCTAAGATTATGGGTATTAGTATTGCTACTTTAGTTAAGTATTACCGTACTACGTTAGATGTAGCTAGAGAGAAGAGGACTGCTTCTGTAGCTGGTGTAGCTTATAAGATGGCTATGAGTGGTGAGTCAGCTAGTATGACTACATTCTGGCTTAAGACACAAGGTGGTTGGACTCCTAAGCAACACGTTATACACGAAGATAGGAACTTTGATATTAGCTGGTCTGAGGATGAAGATGATATTGCAGATGCTAATAGACGTGAGGATAATGTCCACTAATGCTAGACACTAGGGAGGAGAAACGTAAGGGAATTGTAATACCCTATACGCCCAGGAAATTACAAGCTAAGTTACACAATGAGTTAGCTAGGTTCAATGTTGTTGTGTGTCACAGAAGATTTGGTAAGACTGTATTTGCTATTAATCAAATGATTAAGTCAGCTATACAAGACTTACAGTTAGGTAAGAAAGCACCAAGATATGCATACTTAGCACCGCTATTTAAGCAAGCTAAGACTGTAGCTTGGGATGAATTAAAGAGATTGTTGTATGATTTCCCAGATGTTAAGTTTAATGAGGCTGAGCTAAGGGCTGACTTTATGGGGGCTAGGATACAACTATATGGAGCTGATAATCCTGATACACTACGTGGTATCTATCTTGATGGTGTCATCTTAGATGAGTATGCCCAGATGAACCCTAAGATGTATAGTGAGGTTATTCGTCCTGCACTATCAGATAGGAAAGGTTGGGGTATCTTCATTGGTACTCCTAAGGGTAAGAACGAGTTCTACGATATATATCATTCAGCTAAGGAAAAGAAAGGTTGGAAGAGGTTTTTGTTTAAAGCTTCTGAGACTGGTATCCTAGATGATGAAGAGTTAGAAATGGCACAGCAAGATATGGCTGAGACTGAGTATGCACAGGAGTATGAGTGTAGTTGGTCAGCTGCTTTGAGAGGTGCTTATTATGCTAAGGAATTAGAACAAGCACACGATGATGAGCGTATAGGTAAAGTACCGTATGACCCATCTAAGCAAGTGGTAACGTCTTGGGACTTAGGCATATCAGATAGTACAGCTATATGGTTTGCACAGTATGACGGTAAAGCAATTAACGTTATTGATTACTATGAGAACAGTGGTGAAGGATTACCACACTATATTGATGTATTAGCTCAGAAAGGTTACAGATATGGTGCACATATAGCACCTCACGATATAGTAGTTAGAGAATTTTCAACAGGTCAATCACGTAAAGACCTAGCTTATTCACTTGGTATTGACTTCCAAGTTGCACCTAAGCTAAAGGTTATGGACGGTATTGATACTGTACGTACTACGCTGAATAGATGTTGGTTTGATGAGACGAAGACTAAGAAAGGATATGATGCCTTACTTCAGTACCGTAGCTCATATGATGACAAGAAGAAGATATGGTCACAGAAGCCAGTACACGATTGGACTTCACACGCAGCGGATGCATTCAGATATCTCTGTGTGACCGAAGTAGTTTTTACAGGGAGTAATTCTGCTTGGAACAAGGAGTTACCAAAGCAGGACCTAAGTTGGGTAGTATAACACAGGAGAAGGGATGAATCCAAAGTGGCTAGAAAATAATATTATTGAAATGAAAGCAAGTATTGATGAACTTAAGGTACTGCTAATTGCAGCAGCTAAAGCACCAGCACCTACTGCTACTAAATCAACAAAGAAGAAATAATCTATGGCTAAGAAAAGAATGACTAAGGAAGAACTATCGGCATACGTTGAACAAGAGATTCAAGGGGCTCTTGGCTACGGTGACGGTAAGTTAACACAGCAACGTACCGATGCTATGGACCGTTACTACGGTAAGAAGTACGGTAATGAGCAAGAAGGTCGTTCACAAATTGTCACACGAGATGTTGCTGACGTAATCGAATGGATTATGCCGAGCCTAATGAAGATATTCACAGGTGGTGATAAGGTAGTACAGTTCGAACCACAAGGTCCTGAAGATGTAGAGATGGCTAAACAAGCTACTGACTACACTAACTACGTGATAATGAAACAGAACCCAGGCTTTAGTATTATCTATAGCTGGTTCAAAGATGCCCTATTACAAAAGAATGGTATTGTCAAACACTACTGGGACGACACAACTGAAGTCACTAGAGAAGAATACAAGAACCTAACTGAAGAAGAATTTACAGTATTACTTATTGACGACAGCGTAGAAGTAGTACAACATACAGCCATTAACGAGCTTGAAGAAGGAGAGATACTAGCCCCAGGTATGATGCCTCCTCCAGTCCTTCACGATGTTGTAATAAAAAGAACAAAAGAAAGTGGTCAGGTCAGAATTGAACCTGTACCACCAGAAGAATTTCTAATTAACAAGTACGCTAAAACTGTTCAAGATGCAAGATTTGTTGGTCATAGAGTTAAGAAAACTAAGAGTGATTTAATTGCTCAAGGTTACCCTAAGTCTAAGGTTGACACTGCATTCTCTGCCACAGAATCTGAATATAAATCTGAGCGTATGGCACGTTTTGATTATGATGGTGACTCTGTATATGGTGGGGATGTTGATGAGGGTGTTTGGGTAACTGAGTGCTACTTCAGAGTCGACTATGATAATGACGGTATCGATGAATTAAGAAAGATAACGAAGGTCGGGGATGAGATTTTAGATAATGAGGCAGTGGACAGCGTTCCCTTCTCCTCCCTTACGCCTGTTCCAATGCCTCATAAGTTCTACGGTCTGAGTATTTATGACTTAATCTCCGACCTCCAATTAATAAAGACTACGTTAATGCGTAACTTGTTAGACAATATGTATCTAACAAACAACGGGCGTTATCAAGTAGTAGAAGGTCAAGCTAATTTAGATGACCTAATGACATCAAGACCTGGTGGTATTGTACGAGTACGTACACCAGGAGCTGTAACACCACTAGCTACACCACAACTAGACCAGAACTCATTCAATATGTTAGGATATCTTGACAGTATTAGAGAGGAAAGGACAGGTGTGAGTAAGCAGTCGATGGGTATGTCTGAAGGTGGCTTAAAGTCACACCAGACAGCTACAGGTGTTGGTCAAGTAATGACAGCAGCACAACAAAAGATTGAACTAATTGCACGAGTATTCGCTGAGACAGGTATGAAAGACCTAGCTAACAATGTGTACCAACTAGTTCAGAAGTTTGAAGCACCAGAGAAGATAGTACGTCTAAACAACAAGTGGACTACACTATATCCGTCTGAGTGGAAAGAAAAGATGGACTGTACTGCACAGGTAGGCTTAGGCTTTGGTAACAAAGATATGAACCTTATGCACCTAGGTAGACTATCACAGTCAATCCAGATGATTGCACAGCACCCTTCTGGTGGTATTTTAATTAAGCCTAAGAACATATATAATTTGATAGCTGAACAAATCAGAGCTATGGGTATGAAGAATGTAGAAGACTTCATTACTGACCCAGGTGACAACCAACCACCTAAGAAGCCACCTAGTCCTGAAGAGCAAGCTAAGCAGGCAGAGATGCAGCTTAAAGCTAAAGAGCTGGAGCTTAAGATGCAGAAGATGCAGACTGAAAGTGCTCTTAAACAGAAGGAAATGGAACTTGAAGCATTACTAGCACAACAAGAACTAGAACTTAAGTCTCAAGCTGCACAGGTTAATATGCAAATCAAAGCACAAGAGTTAGAAATTAAGAAGGCAGACTTAGCTCTCAAACAACAAGAGTTAATTTTAGAAAGGGAACAGGGAAGACCAGTAGCTATAGGTCCAACATAGGAGAAGTAGATGGGAAGTAAGGGAAAGGATGTACAGCTGGGAAAGGATGCAGAAAGATTTGTTAATGACCCGTTGTATAAGACAGCTTTTGCGGAGACAAAAGAAGAACTGATTAAGATGTTACTACAAACTAAAATCAGTG